AGCATCGAGACTGGATTGACGCCCAAAGCCGCGCCGTCCCCCAAAAAAGCTCGGCAACAGAAACAGGTCTCCTCGACCCAGATTATTCAGCAAAGCGTCGCAAAAGAGCAGCCTGGTGCGGACGTGAGCCGCATCATGCAGACCATCGCCTATATGATGCAGCGCAAAATGATCCAGTTGGTTCAGATCGGCAACACGGTCTTCCTGTTGCAACCTAAAAAACCCGGCAATGTCGAATTCCATACTTTCACAATAGAGTCACCGCAGGATTTGGTGCTGCGCTACAAGGCTGGCATCAATACGCTGAAGGAGATGGGCTTCAAAAAAGCGGTCAGCTTTGCTCAATCGCCTGCTTTTGTTAAGATCGCCCAGCAAACCGGCCTTCCCGTCCAAGTCAGCCAATCTCAGATGATGATGGGCGACAAAATGGTTCCGGCCTACAAGTTTGAGGTGAACCTGTAATGCCTGCGGTCGCCGTTGCAGCCTCTTTTGCGCTTTCTAGCGTCGGCATCACCGCCGCGTCGGTTGGCACTGCTTTATTGGGCGGCGCAACGGCTGTAGCGGCCATTGAAGGCGGCACAGTGATCGCCAGCGCGCTTGGCGGGACAGTTATTGGTGCAGGGACAGGCGCTCTTTCTGCGGCTGTTCAAGGCGGTGACATTGGCAAAGGCGCGCTCATGGGAGCGGTGTCTGGTGGCGTCGGCGGTGGCGTTACAACCGCGCTCTCGCAGGGTCTTAGCCCTGGTATATCAACCATAGACTTGACCGGAGCTAATTACGCCCCCCCAGAAATTGCTGGAAGCCAAGCTCTAGGTGCTGGTGTAGCCAAGGGCGTTGGCAGCTTTGCAGGCGGCACGGCTGGCGCTTTGGCGGGCGGACAGCCATTGAGCGCGGCCCTTAAATCTGGCTTGGTTAGCGGCATTGGAAGCGGTCTTGGTGCTGGGCTAGGAACGGCAATGGACCTCGGCGGCGTCGGGCAGAGTGTGTTGGGCGGCGCTCTCAGTTACGGCCTTGGCAAAGCGTTTCAGCCATCCGCGCAGGCAAAATCCACCATACCCACTCAAGTAGGCGCAACCGGCTTCCAGTCCCCGGCTGGGCAGGGAACATCCAGCGCGCTTGGCTCCGCTCTGTTCGCCGCGCCCGGTTTAAGTTATAGTCCCGGTGGCCCTGTTCTTGGTGGATCGTCGGAAGATAAGGCCCCCAAGAACGTTTGGAGTGAGTCGGATAAGTCCCTCAGAGATGTCGGAAGCACGGTGACGTAATGGCAAAGACCCTCGAAAAAATCCTGAAAACCGACATATCCCGCCTGCCTCTGCGCAAAGCCGCTGAAGAGCTGCGCAAGAAGGGCCGTGGTCGGGACACGATCCTGGCTCACATAACGCCTCGCGAGGCCGCCAAGCTGATAGCAGAGGGCGGGTCTGGCACAATCAATCCTGACACTGGCCTTCCTGAGTTTGAGGACGGGTTTGATTATGGTATGCCCACTTTTGACTTTTTCGGTGGGTATGGCCCCGGCGCGGAATATCAGGCGCAAGACACCGGGTTTACCGCCGACATCCCAACCCCAGTGGCGAGGCCAAGCGACGTTGAGTTCGCTCAATATAATCCTCAAACATATCAAGATTTTGCTAGAGTTGGTGAATATCCAACTTCAGCTCTCTCCAACATTATACCTGGCGTTTCTCAGGGCATGGCGGCGTCGTATGGGGGCGGCGACTCTGGGGTGGACAACCTTTTGGCCGCGACCCAGTTGGCTGCTCGCGGATATGGAAACATTCCAGAACAAGTTCAGGCTTTTTATGGCGGCGGCGCTCCCACGCCTCCCGTGATCCCTGCCGACATTGCCGCAGCAAGACAAGCCGCCACCGACATTGTGCCGCTTGAAGGCGAAGCAGCGGCGTACAAAACATCTGGGGGGCTGGACCCAGAGGTAGAAAAACGGATCACTGAAGAAAAAACCGCAGCCGCCGCAAAAGGCATTCAAACCCCGTTTGGCACCCTTGGAACTAAAGAGCTGATTGCGGCTTTGGGTCTTGGCGGCTTGGGCCTGAATTATTTGCGCTCTCAACAGCAAGGCAAGCAGGCAGCTCAACAGCTACAGGCAGCCTACAATCAGGCGGCGGCTCAAACCCGTGAACTGGCGCAGCCCTACATGCAACAGGGCGGTCAGCAGCTCTCGCAAGCCCTCACAGGCGCTCTTTCCCCCGCGCAGCAACAACAACTTGCGGCAGGACAGGCGGCGGCTGCGCAACAGACGGCTTCCTCTGGCGGTGTAGCGGCTGCGCAAGCCGGGCGCTCGGTGGAAGACCTTCGTCAGCGTCTTCTCGCCAACCAGCAGACGATGGCTCTCCAGTTGCTTGGCACGGGCACGCCCCTCATTAGCCAAGCCATCAGGGATCAGCTCGCCGGTACGACGACGGGCATCAACACAAACATGCAGTTGTCGCAGCAAGCCGGAACTGCCGCTTCAGGGATGCTGGCGGCTCTCGGCGCAATGTACGCTCGCGGTTAAAGGTGGAACATGGCAGATACAAATCTCCCCACGTTTGCGCAAGGCACTATGCCATCGTTTACGCCCCCGGCTGAAGACCGCGACAGCGCCAGTTCATTGCTGCGTGAAACGCTCGGAGATCAGTTTTCCGGCATTGGCAACCTGATGGACAGGAAAGCTAAAGCCGACGAAAAAGCTATGCGTCTTGAGCAAGAACAAAAGCAGACGGAATTGCAAAGAAAGTCTGACGCTTACGGAACTTACGCCGAAGGAATTAAAAGTCAGTACGAACAAGCGAAGCCTGCCTTGATGGCTGCGCCTCCCAAGTTCAACGTGACCAAGGACACGCAGGAGGGCCTGACGGGCCTTGCCGCTCTGATGACCGTTGGCAGTCTGATTATTGGCTCGAAAGGCGCGGCGTCCGGTGTCAACGCCATGAACGCCATGACGGGCGTACTGAAGGGTTATCAGGAAGGCAATCAGGCCCGCGTCGACTTCGAGACCAAGAAGTACGAGCAGTCCGTAAAAGATTGGGAACGTACACTGCAGCAAACAAAAGATGCGCTTTCTCGTTATGAGAAGATGGCTTCGCTTGATCTCAATAAAGCAACTGCTGAAGCGGCTGCTTATGCGGCTTCTCAAGGTCAGGAAGTTATCGCTGCTAAAATTCGAAGCGGCACTATTGGCGACGCCATCAAGATGGTGCAGAACCTTCAACAGCAAACGGCAAGTGCAAAAACACAGTGGGCCACCATCAACGGCCAGACGGGCCTATACAGCCCTGCTGAAGTTCGCGCTGCAATGGAAAGTGGGGCGACGGTCGCTCAGGTTTCTAAAGCAACTTCCGCGGGACAGAACGCTCAGATGTACGCTGGTCGCGTCTACGGGAACATAGAAGGCGCATCGCAAGATTTGATCAACATTGCTAATTCTCCATCGATTTCGCAATCGCCAGTTTTTGCGGGAATTATCAACTCTGACCCAACGACTGCCTTAGGAAGTGTAAGGGCTCTTGCATTGCGCACAATAACGCCTGACGAACAGCGCGCGTTTGATCAGTTGTCGCAGCAAGTCGGGTTGGCTCTCTCTCGCCTAGAAGCGCAAGGTCTGGCAAGCGGCAGCACACAATCTCAGGTCAAAGGCTTTGACGCACTGCGTCCTAAGGCTGGTGACAGCGCCGTTAATATGGCTCTTTATCTTGCTAAAGTCAGGCAAGAAATTGAGACTGGTATCAAAGTTCATGCCACTATGGCGGGCGCTAATCCTGAACAAAAGAAAAACGCTCAAGCGCGTCTCAAAGAAGTCCAAGATGCCATTCCGTTCACTGTAAGCGAAGTCTTGGCTGTCCTTAAAGACAACAAGGAAACGCTTTCTGACTCATCGAGAAAGCTGCTAAGCCAGCCTGGCATTGCGACCGGATTGCAAATGGAAGGTGGGAAGACAACAACACAACAAAAGCCTAAATCGGAAGACGCCCAGCAAGCCATCGAGGCATTCGGCGCGTATGAACCCGATATTTACGAATATGGGCAGAACCCAGAAACCGGGAAATTTGCTCGTCGCAGAAAGGCTCAGTGATGGCCGATTGGGAAGACGCACCTTCAAAAGGCGGTGGGTGGGAAGATGCTGGGAGTGTTCCGCCTCCCGCAAAAACCAGCGCTGCAAAAGATTTTGGCGGCCTGAAGCAGGTCCCTGTCCCTGAAGTCAAGCCGACTTCTGGGTACAGAACTCGTGTGGGCGCGGCTATTGGGCAAGGTCCGATTGAGCAAGAAGCCAAGGTCCCTAGAAAACTGTCTGAACAATATCTTCAAACTTTCAAAGGGTTGCCGATTGGCGCGGCTTCTTCTTTAGTTACAGGATTTGGCCTTCCTGCTTTTGGAGAAACATTGGTTCGTGCTGGCGCTCGCAAGCTTGGTGCTGATGTTTCACCGGAAACATTTTTGCCTACTCCTGAGAGAGCGGGAACGTATTTATTTGGAAAGCCGAAGAGCGAATACGAAGAGGCGGCTCGATACGCGGGTGAATTGCTCGTTCCTGTAAAGATCGGGAAGGCAACGGTCACGCCCCCAAAGCTACCGGCAAAAGACCTTGATGCTTTCAAAAAGATCGCTGATGAAAAATTTGGGATCGGCACAAAGGCTGCCGAAGACGAATATACACGCCTGGTTCAGGATGCCACTCAACGTGCTGAAGCAGGGTTTGAAGAGGCTCGTCGCTCTGAGGTTGCGCTAAGAAAGCGCGCAGAAGAACCCTCTCGAATTCCTCCTGAAGATGAAGCCATACGCGCTGCGTCCCGCAAACAAACTCAATTGCTCGATCCGGTCAACGTGGCTGACGACATGGAGCGTCTTGCCGCGTCCAGATGGGAAGCTGCGCAAAAGAAAAAGGAAGCTGGTGGGAAGGCGTATGAGACCTTCTCCGAGGCGGCCAAGTCAAGAGAGATGGTGCAGCCGTTTGAGGCAACCCCTCAAGGCCAAGCGCTTTTCGATGAGTTGTCTTCTGTCGCCAAGGGAGGCGAAGACGCGCTTATAAGATACACAGACGCGGAACGAAAAATAGCGTCTGACATCATCAAGGAGCTTTATCCCCGCAAAGCCGTAGCTGTTAGCGAGGAAAAAGTCGCCGAGCGCGCTGCGCAGAACCCCAACAGGGCCATGTCGCAAGCTGCAAAGATGATGCAAGCCCGAAAGGAATTGCAGGCAGCGGCTGAAGGTACGGCGGAAGCTGCGCGTCCTGTAAACTTTGAAGTTGTGAAGAAAAAGGCTCAAGAGCTTCGCGCTTTGCAAGAGCAAAGAGGTGGGCCATCAGGTTTCAAAGTTCAGGTAGGCGAGCGCTATCAAGACCCTGCCAAGCGCATTGAAGCGGCCTTGAAAGAATGGGTTGGCGAGCAGAATTGGCCTGCATCCATTTATAAAGAGGCGTCAAAAGAAGCCAACAAGTTTGAAACAGAACTTGGCGAAGCTCTTCGTTCGCAAGAAAAAATCCCATTCCGAGATGAGCCCGGCAAGTTCACTACGCCGCGCAAGGAACTCCCGCGCCTTGTGTTTCGCAGCAAGGACGACACCAAGTTTGCCAAAGAACTTCTTGGCGACGCCGAAATCAATCGACTTGGTGAAATGTACGCTTCAAATGAAATCAAAGGCTTGGACTCAAAAGGAGTTGCTAAGTGGATGGAAAGCAACGACTTTTACAAAGAAGTCCCTGGTCTTTCAGAGAAGCTGAAGCAGTATCAGACCTCGCTTGCTGAACGTGAGGGGCAGAGGCTTGCGTTGGAAGGAATGCAAAAAGAGATTGCGACGGAAATCAAAAGCACCGTCGATAGTTACTCGCAGTTCCTTGAAAACATCAACAAAGAAATCGGACAAGCCGCGACGAACAAGGAAAAGGTTGTCAAAACCCTAAACGAAGCGAAGGAGCTTTTCAGGGTAAAAACTGCCTCAGAAATTTCCCCAAAATGGGAAAAACTGCGCGTCGAGCTTGAGAATACGGGCCTGTTCAATCCGCAAGAACTTGACGCTCTTGGAACGTCGGTGGCTGAAGCGGCCAGGTCTGAAGCCAGAAGTCAGAAAGTTCAGGAATTCTTTGACAAGTTCAAAGGAATTTTGAGCCTCAAGTTTTTGAGGAAGCTATGAGCAAGAAATCCAGCGGCATCAACCCTGACCTTGAAAAGGCCGTCAGCGACCTCCTGAAGGCCGTCATGTCAGACGCGGGCGTTGAGCTTGAAATCAAACTCAAGGTCATAGACCGCGCAATGAACTTAGAAAAGATTAAACAAAAAATGTCAGACGACGCCTACGGGTCTGGCTTTCTGACAGAGGATGATGTCTAATGGCGGTTCAACAACCGTTGGGGACAAATCGTGGATGCTTCTGTTATTGCGCTCGTGCGCACGGCCTTGGCCGTCGTCACGGCTCGGCTACTGACCCTCATGGGTTTGTGGATGACTTTCGGTCTCGCTGCCTGGGCCATGTATGCTCCAACGATGGAGCGCCTATACATCGCCGGAGGGTTTGCGGTGCTGGTCTTTATCCCAAGCCTAACCAAAGAAGCGCGTGGACCTAAGAAGGAGCCTCCCCGTGAAAAACCGCAGCAACCAGAATAGCACAAGAGACGCTTACCACCCCGGTGACGCCATTCCGTCTGTCCCTGTCCGTCCTCAGAAGCCGCGTGACGGCTATGGGTACGGCGGCGGGACGTTTACCCCCGGCAAGTCCCCTATGGGCGGTTTCCAGTCTGTCTGGAACTTCTCTGGTCGTCCTGACGACTACAAGAACTCGCCGGTTAGCAAGCCGGAGAAGGGTGGCGTCTAATGGGTATCATGCCCTTCACCCCTATGGGGAATACGGTCACGTTCACAGCGAATGTGGCCGCCCCTACCGCCGTTCAGGCGCTATCTACGACCGTGGGCGGCACTCAGTACCGCGTCCACAACGCAGGCAGCGCCGTTATCTATCTTGGCTTTGGACCCAATGCGTCGGCGGCGACGACAATGGCTAACACAACGCCAACCGGGTCTACAATCTCAATGGTGGCCGGATCGATTGAGGTGTTCACCATGAACGCCAACCAATACTTCACGGCGGTGACATCAAGCGGAACGTCGGCTGTCTACATCACTCCTGGAGATGGGGCGTGATATGGTTTTAAGGGCGTCTACCGGAATTTCCAGCGGTGGTGGCGGATCGGGAACGGTCACTCAAGTGAACACCGGAACCGGGCTTACAGGCGGTCCCATCACTACGACCGGAACCGTTTCGCTTGCCAACACGGCGGTGACGGCGGCTACTTACGGCAGCAACACCACGGTTGCGCAGATCACAATTGACGCCCAAGGTAGAATAACCGCCGCAGCCAATGTTGCTATTTCTGGCGGCGGAGGTGGAAGCGGGACTGTTAATTCTGGTACTTTGGGGCAGATCGCATACTACGATGCGGCAGGAACCGCAGTTTCTGGCCTGACAACCGGCACAGGCGTTACGACAGCTCTTGGCGTCAATACTGGCTCTGCCGGAGCCTTTGTCGTCAATGGCGGCGCGCTTGGGACGCCATCTAGCGGGACGCTTACCAACGCTACAGGCTTGCCGCTAACAACTGGCGTCACTGGGTTGTTGCCTGTTGCAAATGGCGGATTGGCTGCGAATGTATCGCCAACGACTGCTGGCAATGTGATTTTTAGCACCAATGGCACGACATGGTCATCGACTGCAAAGATTGTACAGGGCACATTGCAAAACACTACGAGCGGGGTCGCCATTGGCTTCACGGGGATTCCGTCATGGACAAAGCGCATCACGCTGCTCCTCAATGAAGTTAGTTCAAGCGGAACCTCTGGCATTTTGGTGCAGATTGGGTCTGGGTCATACCTCGCCACTGGATACAATGGTGGGTTTGGCGTCACCATTCCATCAAACGGGACAACTGTTACGGGCACTACTGGGGGAACCACTGCGTACAATATAACCGGAGGTATTACGGCGGCGATGACCATTTCCGCAACCATAAGTTTAAACAATATAACAGGAAACGTATGGTCTTTTTATTCGGCGGCAACTCGCAACAACGCAACTGCTGCATCAAATGGCATCCAAAATTTTCAATATGCCCCTTTAACACTGTCTGGCGCGTTAGACAGAATACAAATTCTTACAGGCAACGGCACCGACACTTTCGATGCCGGTAGCTTCAACATCCTATACGAATAGGAGGCTCACATGGAACGCATTGAGGTCAACGTCGAGACTGGTGAGGTCAAGATCATCCAGTACACGCCAGAGGAAGAGGCCGCCGCGCTGGCTTACGCTGCCACAGTGCAGGAGCCTGTGCCGCCCAAGCCGACGCTGGAAGAGTTGCAGGCGCAGCTTGCTTCTATCTCGGCGCAGATACAATCATTGTTGATTTTGGATAAATGAAATGGTTTTCCGTGTAGCAGGCCCAGTATCCGGCGCTGGCGGTGGAGCCCTTGGGTATTACGGCCTGTTTATCAGCACGGTCAACCAAACTAACGCAGGAACAACCTCCGCCAATCTGGTTGCCCTTGATAACTCTCCGGTCAGGGCGTCTGGAATGACGCACAGTGCGGGAGTTATTACGTTCGCCAATGCTGGAAAATATCAAGTCATCATGGAATTGGCCTTCACCGCTTCGACGGGTACAAATCCAACTGTAAGTGTTTGGATCGCTCAAAATGGAACAAACATCGCCAATTCTTTGCAAGATTTTCAACTTCTTGGCGGCGCTGGAACCGTGCAAATGTCGTCTTATGTGTGGATTTTGGATATAGCGGTAAATGACACATTCCAAATTTACTGGCGCTCTTCAAACATAAATACGAGCCTTACCTATCAAGGACCGCTGACATCTCCCACGCGCCCGGCATCGCCCAGCGCAATTGTCTCAATCACTCAGGTGTAAAATGGCAAAGCGTGGTCTTTACGCAAACATTCACGCCAAACGCCGCCGCATCAAAGCTGGTAGTGGCGAGCGTATGCGAAAGCCCGGCTCCAAGGGAGCCCCAAAAGCAGACGCATTCCGTAAATCCAAGAAAACAGCGAGGCGATAATGTCTGGTCCGTCCCTTAGTGTTGGACGGGGAGAAAAGCAATCGGTGAAGGCTGGGGGCGGTCTCACCGAAAAGGGTCGGCGCAAGTACAACAAGGCGACCGGTTCGAAGCTGAAGGCCCCCACCAAAGACCCCAAGAACCCACGTCACAAAAGCTTCTGCGCTCGGTCAAAAAAGTGGAAGGGTGAACGCGGTAAAGCCGCTAGAAGGCGTTGGGGATGTCGGTAAATGGACCCGCTCACACTTCTAGCCGCAGCTAAGGCCAGCTACGAAGCCGTCAAGGCTGGTATCGCCGTTGGCAAAGAGCTGCAAGGCATAGCGTCCGATATGGGCTCGCTGTTCGACAGCGTGGCCGCCATCACGCGCACCGCTGCCGACCCCAAGGGAAACTTTGCCGCAGGAAAGTCTGCCCAGCAGATTGCGATGGAAGCTTACGCCGCCAAGGCTGAGGCCGACGCCATGATGGAAGAGTTGAAAAACACTTTTATTGGCGAATTCGGGATTGCCGCCTGGGACCAGGTGCTATCTCACACCACGCAAATCAAAAAGAAGCAGCGCGCGGACGCCCTTCAAGCCGCAAAAGACCAAGAAGAAACGATGCACGGCATCATGGTTTTAGGAGCAGTCTTTCTTGCGTTCGTTGTCTTTATTGTTTGCGTTGTGCTTGTCATTATTGGCCTCGTTAACCGATAGGAGTTCCGCCATGCAAATGAGCCCAGAGGGCATGAACGCCCTTCTCAAGAAATTCGAAGGCTGCAAGCTGACGGCCTACCGCTGCCCGGCCAACGTCTGCACAATCGGTTACGGCCATACTTCTGCGGCTGGCGCTCCGATGGTTACGGACGGCATGAAGATCACCCAGCAACAGGCTGAGGACATCCTTTCCCGTGATCTCGTCAAGTACGAGACCGCCGTTCACAACATGGTTCACCAGCCCCTCAACCAACGCCAGTTCGACGTTCTCGTGGACTTCGCCTACAACGCTGGTATCGGCAATCTCCAGTCTTCGACGCTCCTCAAGAAGGTCAACGCGGCGAAGTTTGATGAAGTGCCCGCAGAGCTGATGAAATGGACCAAGGGCGGCGGAAAAATACTTCCCGGCCTCGTGCGCCGTCGTCAGGCAGAAAGCGCCTGGTGGTCATCTGGAGAGCCTGCATCTACGTCTAAAGCCGTGGAGATACCAACGGAAGATGAACATGAACACCGCGCCGATCCTGATCCTGTACCTGTACGAACAATGGCGGACAGCAAACAAGGTAATGCGGCGCTGGTCACGGCAAGCCTCGGAGGCTTGGGCGTTGCAAAAGAAATCGCTGCGCAGGCAAAAGACGCGTCTGACACGGCAGATCAGCTTGTTGGTCTATTCGGCAACCCCAATTTCCTTATCATGTCCGCCATCGTATGCCTGGCCGCAGCCATCTGGTACTGGCGCAAAAAACACATGGATGAACACGGTGTTTAGCCTGCTCTTCACGCCCGTGGGGCGCTACCTTGCAATGGCGGCTGTTGTAGTCGTCGTTCTGGGTGGCGTGTACTTCAAGATCAGGTCTGACGCCATCGCGGAAGTAGAAGCGAAGGCCACTGCTGATGCTCTCAGGAGAGTTGGAAATGCGGTTACTGCTGGCGATGCTGTTAACGTCAACCCTGACCGGGTGCGTGACACTGACGGGCACAAAAGAGACTAACACGTCCGTTTGTCAGGTCTGGAAGGATGTCTCTTGGTCTGCCAAAGACACCACCCAGACCATTATTGAGGTGAAGATCAACAACGCTCGCCGCGAAGGCTACTGCGGCTGATCTTCCTTGGCTTCTTCCTGCGGCAACTGGCCCTCAAAGATGTATGTGCCAATGTGCCCAGGCGTCAGCCACGGCGCGGCCCATACCTTGCCGCCAATCTCTCTCCATTCCCGGCAGAAATGATAGTCCTCTGACAGAAGACGCTCAGTACCAGGTTCGATGCTGAGAGAGAAGAAGTTATAGATGCGCTCTTTGTCTTTAATAGCGCCCGACAAGTCCACCATGTCATTGCAGTAGGTGGACGTGACATCCTTCAGCTTTTCAAAGACTTCTCGCTTGATCAGCATCATGCCTGTTCCGCCTGCCCATATCTCGAAAGGCTCGTCGGTGCGCACAGTCTGATTGCCAACGTAGTCCACAAGGTTGATCACCCATGAACCCGTATGGTGTTTGAGCTGGTCGTCCGCTACGCCGCTTTCAATGGCCGTGCGAACCATAGGCCAATTGATTTCCTTCTTGGGGTATATGCCACAGATCACATCCTTGTCGGACTCAATCATCTTGTAGACGCCTGCGCCATCAAACTTCAGATCGGCGTCAATGAAGAGAAGGTGAGTGCAATCGGTCTTCAGGAAGGCGTGAGCCAGACTGTTGCGAGCGCGCTGGATCAGGCTCTCGTTGAACACAAACGAAATGGCCGAGTGGATGTTGTTCTGAGCAAAAACATTCTGCATCAGCAACAGGCTCTGCGCGTAAAAACCCGTGCACATACCGCCGTACATGGGAGTGGCGATAAATACCTTGATCTGTTCAGACATTATATTCTCCGGTGTTGGGCATTTCGGGTGCGAACTTCTTCGCCAACGCAGATGTCACGGCGTCGTCTGCTGCCTGGTCTATGTCGGCGGTTGCAAACTGATACGCGAACGCTTCGTAGTTGATGGCGTCTGCATAGTGGTCAATGTTGAAACGATCATGCTTCTTTCTGGCGTCTTTCATGCACCTGAGAATGATGCTGATCTCGTAGGGCGTGATCTCGCGGTCCAGAATGATCGACGCCAGCTTTGCGGTGCGGTCAAACATCTCCTGCACGGGACCATACTTAACATCGCGTTCTCTTAGCACGGCGACGGCATTGGCAAGCACTTCAGTGTGGTTCATTAGAAGCTCCATATGATGATTAAGATACCCAAGACGATTACGATCACTACAGGCCACAAATTGTCACTCATCTTTCCCCTCCAGTGCTTTGCAAGCGATTTCGTTGACCTGCGAAATCAAGTCATGCTCCCAGCGTCCTGTCAGGTCAGCGATCCGGTGCAGCGCCGCCTCCAGCTTCTCGATGCGGGCTTTCGATTGCTTGCGCTCCCACTCCGCGCCCATCTGAAAGGCTATGTTCACTTCGTCGGCGTGACGCTCTTCATCTTCAATCATCGCGGCCACTCCCCAACATCTTTCAACGCGTCTTTCGCGATCCACACGCACGTTTCACGCTCGTATTCATCAAGCCCAACGATCTTGTAGAGAGCATCGCATAGCTTTTGATACTTGCCATGCAGCTCATCGTAATGAACGCCCCAGCTTTTAGCTTTCGCCTTCTCTGATCCCAGCTCGATCATCAACTGTTCTATCGTGTCCATCATTCGTCCCCTTCATTGATACCATCACGGTTGTTGAGCCCGCGTCCGCATACGCCTTATTCACGAACATATCGACGATCTGCTTATCGTCTCCATACACAACGCCATTCATCGCATCGCACAACAGCTTCACCACGTTGTCGATGTCAGGCTTCGATGTTGGATAGAGCGACCCTTCTTCAATTTGTTTTCGTTGTTGTCGGGTAAAAGATTTGGGTATTGCCACGCTTATGCTAAAAGTGGCTTCTAATGGGCCTACAAGTGGCGCAAGGCCACGCATGGCGGTCGCCGCCAGCATCTTGATATACGCCTCTTGATTGACCGTCTGTTTAGGCGTGTAAACACGTCCAGTGCGTGTTGCGCGGGGGCGTTGCTTCCCCCGTGCAATTCCTGGAATGACGAAAACGATGGTGCTCAAAACGGCACTTCCTCGTCTTCATTGACCGCTTTCGGCCACTGCTTATCCGCATTCGCTGAATAATTATCAACAGCAAGCGAGATGAGGTGGTTTCGCGGCGTCTTCTTTTTCCAGCCAGAAATCTTGATTTCTGAGCCTCTCGTATAGTCACGGTCAGCGATGATCTTGCCCTTATAATCGGGCGCTTTCTCGTGTTTTTTGTCATCGTTGCAAAACAGAACGCCAGTTCCGTCTTTTTGCTTATAGTTCGACATCTTTCACCTCGGCTTCATCACTCAAAAAGAGCTTCTGGTACAGCTCGTCGTTCACTTCCTTCAGACGCGCTAGTTTCTCCTGCTTTTCTTCTTCAGAAAGCTTTTTTGCGTTTCCGACCTTCGAGAAGAGATCGAGAAACGTGTCTTTCCAATCATCTTCGCCAGCGCACATCTTATAGACTTTTATGCTTCCATCAGCGTCAGGAACATAAAGCGCGAGACCGTCTTTCGGCTCTTCATGCTCGATAACTTCGATCTTCGGCATGGTCTGCGCGGGCGTAAAGTCCATCACCTCTTCAGGGGTGTACTCTCCCGTGAGAACTCCAGGGTACACAGTACGAATTCCCTCGGAGATCACACGGGCACGCAACATGGCACGCGGGTAGTTCTTCCAGTTGTCTTTTCCAGCAAGACCGATT